CCGACAATGTGGTCAATCCCGGATTGGGGGATGATGTTCTGGTCTGTAAAGGTGACGATCACCTCGCCTTCAGGCGAAACGACCTCACCTTTGAAGACAAAGCCGAACTTTGCCAGGCCTTCTGGAATGTTGGTCATGGGGTGACAATCTCCGCTTCGTAATAGTCGCTGGCGGCCAGCGGGTTCGGGCCTTTCTGTCCGCGCATGGTGGTGACAACCATCTGATTGCCGTTGTGATCGACGACGCCAGATGCGCCGTATTGCGCCATTTCTGGCACGAAGTTGTTCTGGCTCAGCAGCGTGACGCTGCCATCCAGCGCGCCGACGGCGAGGCCGTACTGGGTCATCCAGCAGGCGCGGCCATCAGGCAGGATTGAACCGGTACCGGGAACGGCGCCGAATTCGAGCTTTGTGTTTTGCACGACGTCGCCCGACTCAGGCGACTGGAGGAAATAGGTCTTGTCAGCGCAGACGAACACGCCGCCATCAACCTGCAGCACAACAGTGATCGGCGCCGGGTACTGGAAGAAGTTTTTCGACATGTCGATCAGGTGCGGGCTCATGGCTACGGTGTGCCAGAGGGTTTTGCCGTCGGCGACCAGCAGGACAGAGCCCAGGGACGCGATTTGGTCACCGCCAACAGGAGCACGAAGATTCAGCGTATCGAGCCTTGCGGTATCGTCACGAAGGTTCGTCACGGCGAATGCGCCGACACCTTCGTACTGGAGATAAAGGGTCTCACCGCTCGATGACCCGACGTAAAGACGATAGGTATGCCCTGCTGGCAGCCCTTGCGGATCGAACAGCAGGCCAGCCCCATCGGTCACCGTGACCTGGATCGGGTTGACGGTGCCGCCCTCCTCACCTGAGGCATTCACCAGCGTAATCGCGCACTGATAAGTGCCAGCGAACAGTGAACCGGCGACGATCGCAGGCACCGGCTGATCGGTGACGGTTTGGACTCCCCACTGCCGAAGGATTGAACCGTCAAACCTGAGCGTTTCGGTAGCCGTGCACAGGAAGAGTTCGTAGTTCAGTACTGCTCCGACAAGCCGTCCGCTGGACGCGATCTGTGCAAGCGTATGGATTGAGCTTGTGAGGGTGTCGTAGCAGAGCAGCGAAGCGCCATCAGCGAAAACGATGCTCGAACCCACGCTAAGCGCGCCTCGGGCATCATTCGCCGGGTAACGCTGGTCGTAACCAGTGCGCAGGCCAAGCTCACCACCCACCAGCGGGTCGAGGTTGACCAGATCGCGAACAAACCCGTCCGGCACAGACTTGGAGTTTGCCCGGTTGTGGATGCCGTTCGACCAAGCGCTGTTGCTCGCCATCACCAGTTACTCCTGATCGGGCGAGTACAGGAACCGCGGCGCAGAATTGAGGCTTCGCGCGCGTCCTGGCACTTCACAAGGAATTCGGCGTAACGGTTGTTGGATTTGGTCTTATCGAAGGTCTCAGCATCACTGACGTTGTAGGCCTTGTAGGCCAGGTACAGCAGCAGATGGCGACGATCAGAAGGGAGCATGTCAGGGATCTTGTCGCACTTGTCCAACTCGCGGACCGGGCGGCGGATCACGCGAAGGCGGACCGCGCCGGATGCGGTCGGTTTCGGGCTCAGATTGAACTGGCCAGCACCGTCGAAGTAGAAATGGGATGAGCAGCCGTTGTAGGCAAGGCAATACCCGCCGCGCCATGCGTTGCTAAACGACCAGATCGAGCGCTCAAGGCAGCAGTGCGGCTGACCATCCACCCATGCACCTTTCACATCAATGATGCAGGGATCGAGGTCGAAGCGGGTTTCACCGACACCGTAGGGGATCAGCGTTACGTCGCTTTCGTCGTCGTAGAAGCTTTGGGTTTCGTCGGCGAATTCCGTCAAGCCCTCATTCGTCCACCGCACCAACTGGCTGTCGCTCCAAAAGTACGGTTGCACGTTGTCCTTCTCGTCTTCACGGAAGGCCTTGATGAGAAGCTCGACGGTTTCGTAGGCCATGACTTACGCCAACGAGTCTTGGAAGTGGTCCCACGCGTCGTTTGCCTGGGCGCGGGTCACGTTAAAGCCTGCCTGCGCCTTCAAAGCTTTCAGGGTTGGCTTGCCGGTATTGTCCAGGTCATCCGCTTCGTCTCGCTCGATGATGGCCTCAATAGCCTTGATGATCAGTGCGCCGTTCTCGGAGCCTGACTGGTCATCGCTCTCATCTTCTTCGTACGCGGCACCCAGGTAAATGCAGCCTGCCTTCAGCGCATTCTTGTGGAACTTGTTCGGGATCACGCTTCCCTGTTCGCCATCGGAAGGATCCGTTTGATAGACGCGGATGCTGTGCCCGGACGGCAGGAAAACTGGATAGGATTCTTCGCCCTTAGGCGGGAGGATACGGAGTGGTTCAGCCATGGTTATTGCCCCTTCACATGTTGAAGTGCCCCGGCGGACCGGGGCGGTTTGGTATTACTCGGAGATTTCGTCACCTTTGCGGTCCACGACGTACTCGATGTACACGCGGGCGGCGCCGGCGGTTGCTGCTGCGCCGGTCTGAGCGAAGGTCACAGTTACCGGGCCTTGGCCTGGGGTGATGTAGCCGGTCGGGGTCAGCGCTTTGATGCCAGCGGTCTTCAGGTCGATACCCGCGCCGTAACGGGCCGGCGTTGCTGCATCACCCACGCTAAACGTCGCAGTCGTTGCCGAGTTGTACGGAGTGGTCACCACAACAAATGCGCGGATGACCATCGCCCCCTCAGGAAGCACCACCACGTTCTGCGTCGCGACAGTGGCGAAGTCAGCGGAGAGCATTTCGTTGTAGCCAATAACCGGCCACTGATGGTCGTAATGGAAGTAGTTCATGAGGCCTCCTTAAGCGCCCGAGTTCGGCAGATAGTGGTCGACAGCGACCACGCCAAAGTCTTGAACCGACTTGTCGTAGATGCTGTAGAACTGAGGTTTTTTGAAGCCGATGAAACGGTCGAGGGAGACGCCCATCTGGGTGTCGTAGTTGAACAACTTCTCAACCCAGCCCGCGCCGCCCTGATCGATGTCAGCGAAGCCCAGAGCCTGCGAACCCAGCAGCAGCGTGCGGGTACCGTTGATGTTGCCGCCGGCGCCCCACTTGCTGCCCGCAGGTGCGCCCAAGGTGGTGTAGACCTTGTTCGACTCGTGGATGATTGCGCCGTCAACCGTGATGGTTGCACCGGTGAACCATGGGTTGTTGTCGCCACGAACGCCTGCGTTGGTGATCCCGTTCTGCCACAGCGGGTCCATTTTCAGGGCCGCCAAGGTGCCAGGCTGGACCAGCAGCACGAAGTACTCTTTGCCACCGGAGATCACAGGACGGATGTGGTGCGACTTCGCGTATGCGATGAGGTCCACGATCATCTTGTATTTCGGGATGCCGGTAGCGGCGATCGCGGCGGTGCTGCCGGCGATCAGATTAGAGCCGTCCCAGGTCAGATACCGTTTCGATGAGGGGGCACTCACGTCAGCGGCAAAGGCCAGACCCGGGAAGGCGGAACCGACACGAGCCGAGCCGTCAGTATTGAAGTTGTAGGCGATGCCCGACAGGGTCAGGATTGCCAGTTCATCAACACGTTGAGCCAGCCAGTTGGAGAGGCGGCCGCGAGCCATGCGGCGGAAGTCGATCACGGACTTCTGCTCGGCCAGCTTGCCTTTGCTGCGCACTGCGTTGGAGATCAGATCAATCTGGATCTCCTGGAAGTACGCCTGCATTTCTTCTTCGTTGCCTTCACGCCAGTTGTCACCGGTGACACCGTCGCCAACAAGGTCAGCAACCAGGTTCATGATGACCTGAGTACCCTTCTCGGTTTTGGTCAGCTCGGTGATGTGCTGGATGATTGCGGATTCGCCGTCGCCCAGGAATTTGTTCAGGAACATGTCGTCCCGAGCGGATTCCCAGGTCTTTTTCGACCAGTAGACTTTTTGCTGCGGCTGAAGGGCCGCGAAATTGGTAGTTGCCATGAGGGCATTCCTATAAAGGTGGCTTTGTGGTTCTGGGTATGTCGCCACCCTCGCGAGGACAGGTTTGGGCGCTCCTGATGCGCTTGAAACGGGTCAGCTTTACGCCCTGCTGGCGAGAGACACCGTGACTCGGTGAGCGAGCTACTCGGGTCGGCCATCCACTGTGAAAGCCGGATGACGTCCTTGTCCCGATGGCGCAGCAGTTACGAACTTATGTGACTGGATCGCTCCGTCAACTCACAACATCACCAGCCAACGCCGCTTCATCCTCGGCAGAAAGGTTCTTCAGTTCCTTGCCTGTCATCTTGGAAACGTCCAAGCTCGATGCTCGCGCTCCAACACCTGATGGCTTGTTCGGCACTTTGGCTGCACGATCCAAACCTTTCTGCAGATCAGGCTTAACCGCTTCCGGCTTTTTGGCCTCTGGCTCAGTCTTGGTCGCAGCGTAGCGCGGACCAATCTTGGCAGCGGCCAGTTCTAGAGCCTCGGCGGGTGTCTTGCCTTTGGCGACGAAGTGCTGATGCCAGACCAGTGTTTCGTCGATGGCATCCTGATTCTTGTCGTCGCTTTCCGCGCTGAGAAATGGGTACGCTGCATACGCCTTGGTCAAGGCGAGCTCGAACTCGAGCTTTGTCCGCTTGGCGTCGTCGGTGGCTTTGTTAGCCTGATACCGGCGATCCGCGACCTGCTCCGCCTCAGCAATAGCCGCCTTTCGTTCCTGTGCGCGAATTTCGGCCCGAATCTGTTTGGCTTTGGTGCTGTCGCCGTCCAGGAACGCAGCCTGATAGCGGTCCTCAGCGTCGTCGAAGTCATATTGAGGCGCCACTTCCTCCTTCTTCGATTCAGCGGCCGGGGCCGAGCCTTTGGCGCGAGCAAGCTCCTCTTCCAGTTCAAGGACGCGCGCACGGTGCAGCTTGGCCTCTTCGTTTACCTCGTTGAAACGGGCGTGCGGGATCATCTTCGGCTTATCGTCGCCGGCGATAGAAGCCAACGTGTCGGCGCTGTACTGCGGCTGGTCATTGTCCAGCTCACCGCTACCTGGCTCGGACTGGTAATCAGGCTTTACTGACTGTTGTGCTACGGCGCCTTCAGGATCATCCTGCGGCGGCACGTAGTCTTCCCCGCTCAGTGCGGCCTCTTCGGCCAGTCGAGCGTTGATGTCTTCTTGCGACTCTTGTACTGCTTCAGCTTTACTCATGGTCTGCCCCTGGGTGTGCGTGATTACTTGGCGATCTTCTGGAGTTCGGCCATTTTCTCTTTGGCCAATGCCTGGGCGGCCTTCAGCCGTTTCGGGTCTTTTTGAATCTCAGCGGCCTCGGCCAGCGAACGAAGGTCCTGCTCGACCTTCCATTTCATGTCTTCGGCGGCCATGTCGGACTTGCTCATGCGGGTACTCCTTCGATGCGCTGGGTTTCGATACCGGTATCCATGCCTACAGCAGGACTTGCCGGTGTGAGCGGGTTGGTGTTTTTGGGTAAGTCAGGCCCAGCCAATACCGTGCCGGTGTACTCAGGCACGATTGGCGCGGCGTTGTGATCGACGTAGCCGGCCGACAGCAGCAGTGCGTCGGCCAGGTTTGCGGTGGCTGGTGTCTGCGCAATGGTTGCGGCGGTCTGAATAGCGCTGAACTGGGCTGTCACGGACTTGGCAACGGTGTCTGCGCGCGTGTCGTCGGCCTGAGCCTTGAGCAGGTCCAGGCTTGCGGCTGACTTCGCAGCATCTGCCTGTGAGCGGGTGGTTTCGGCCTGTGTCTTCTGCGCCTGGGCGGCCAGTAGTTCGGCCTTGGCCTGCAAGGTAGGATCCACTGGCGGCGCCGGCTGCTGCGACATCGCGTCGACGATTTCCTGCTTATTGGCGAGGTTCGAGTAGCCGATGATGAAGGACCACGGAATGTTCGCCCCCTTCTCTTTCAGTTCGATCGCCTGCAGGAACTGGCTGTTCTCGAACGTGATCTGCGCCGGCGCCTCGGTGACGATGACGTCGTACTCGCCGATGGTCAGGTCATTTAGGATGCGCGCGTCAGCTTGCGGCCAGTTCAGCGGGATTTCGGTGGTGGTTTCGCGTCCGGACGGATCAGCCTCGGTGATGCGCAGGATGCGCGGCTGGTCGTAGTACATCTGGACCAACTCCAGCATGCGCGTGGCAAGCATGGAGCGAGTCCTAGCCAGGTTGTCCAGCGGCACGGCTAGTTGCTGTTGTGCCGCGAACTGTCGGGTCTGTATGGCAATTCCCGAGACTTCATTGCTCTGAGCACCGGACATCGCCTGATTGACGCCTGTGGCTGTCTCTAGCAGGGCCGTGGCTCGATCGATCACCCGATCCATGCCGGTCGGTACCTGATTCGGCTGGATCTTCTGCGGGCGGTCAGCGACTGCGGTTTCTTTCTTCACCACCAGGTGCAAGCCGGTCTCGGCGCCGCGATCAGCGAGCTCCTCATCGGTCATGTTCACAAGTGACCCAGCAGTAGTGATCCACCCGCTGTTCGCCGTTGTGTTGATGATGTGCAGCATTTGGCTCATCGACTTGTTCAGCAACTGCTGCGGACCAATGGCGTCATCCACAAGGCCACGAGTTTTGCCGCGGCGAAACGTCGGGAAGAACGGAACAACGGTGAAGTGGTTGAACGGCGACCAGTCATCATGCAGCACCCTATCCTTGGTGGTGATCAACCAGCGCACGCGGCGGACTTTACGTTTCTGGCGAATCCCGCCGGCGGCGATCATCTCTTCAACGGCATTTGGGTTGATGTCCTCTACCAGTCGGATGTCGCCGGTCGCGCTGATCACGACGTCAGCCGTATCCATCTGCCAGAACTGCCGATCAATGATTCTGTAGCGCTTGGTGGACTTGTCGTCCTCGTCTTCGCCGTAGAACTCTGGAAAGAAGGCGTCGGCATCACCGAACTTGGCGCGTTTGATGTCGTCAGCCACCGGCAGGAAGGTGTCGCCGGAGTAATCGTTCTCGTCCAGAGCCTTGAGCGCCTTGGTGCCCATCAGCATCTCAATCTCGACCTGGGTGAGCATTCGAGTGATGGTTACGTCAGCCCAATCGTCAGGGTCGTAGCTGTTCGCGTCGGGATCAGGGATCACATCCATCGGGTCAAGGATGTCAATCTTGATCTCGCCGAGGATTGTGTCGGCGTAGCTCATGCGGATGTCGAAGAACCCGCGCTGCTGGATTACTCCATCACTAAAGACCTGAGTTTCCTTGAAGTGCAGCTGGTTGTTGTCGGCGATCTGCATGGCAAGCTTGGAAAGGGTGCTGGCTGTTTCTGCGTCTGCTGCACCTGCGCGCGGACGGAATCCGATGTCCATGCGGTTTCCAATCTGGTAGCCGACGGCCGCATTGATCTTGTTTTTTATCTGGTTGAACTCGAGAGCTGGACGGCCAGCCTCGGCTAGAATCTGCCGGTCGATGTCTTTCCACTGGCAGCCCCCGCCCAGGTAATAGTTCTCGCACTCGCGAGCCTTCTCGACGTAATCGCGATGACCGCGGTTAAGGCCGTACTCGTAGCGCGACCAGTTGTCCGTCGCTTTCTGGTTTTCGGTGGCTTCAGCCATGTCAGGCACTCATCGCAGATTTACGAGCGTTCCGGCGCAGTAACTTCGCCTTCCAGTCATCGATGTGTTGGTCGTCAGCGGAAACTGGCTCAGCGAATGTCAGAGCCAGTGCATCGCCGTCGTCAGGAGAACGACCGATTTCCTTTTTGGCGTCTTCCTTTGGCTTGAGCTTCAGCTGGCCGTTGCTGGTGTACTTGTCCTTTGAGACGGATGTGAGGTCGCCATGCAGCTGGTCGTCGTCAGGGATTGATGGGGTTATGTCGTCGTGTATCCACTCAGCCATCTCGCCCCACATCTCACAGCGCTTGTTGGCGTATTTTCGGGTATCGGATGCGTTCGATCCGAAGTTAACGGCTGTCACCCGTTCGCCGAAATTCAGTTCGACCAACCGGTCGTATATCCCGGCACCCAAGCCACCGATGTCGATGAACATCATGCGAATGGTCTTGTCGTCCATCAGCATGCGGGCGGCCTGCCCTGCTACAGCCATGGTGTCAGGGACGTTGTTGCGCTCGATCCCCCAGGCAACTCGGCCTTGGCGGTGGATGAACGTCGAGGTGTCGCCACCGCGCGCCGGATCGAGGCCCACAACGTGAGCGCCGATGCGCTGCATGTGCTTGATCTGCTTTTTGCGGGCGAGCGACACCTTGACGGTCTTGATCAGGGGCTTGTGGCCGACCTTCTGGAATGCCAAGTCAGGCGTGGCCGGGTATTCCTGGTTGAACCAGTCTTCATCGCCAGCGAAGTCGGTTGCAATCTTCGCCGCGCGCCAGGCCATCTGCTCTTCATCGAGGTCATAGGCCTCCATGTATTCGTAGTCTTCCTCGCTCATCTCGAAATCTTTCGGGACGGCGCGACGGTAGCCACGCTCTACGAACCACGGGATGAAGACGGCCATGTAGTCGGACTTTCCAGCGACGGCCAGGGTCCAGAACTGGTGATACAGGTTGCCCATGCCGTCGGCGGTTGATTCGATAATGGCTTCGCTGCCTTCGATCAGCGGGACAGTCTGACCAAGGCCGGCCATGATCTTCTTGGCGTTGGGCCAGAACGCCATTTCCGAGGCGTGCAGGTATTGGATGGTGTCTGACCGTCCAGCGCCTGGGCTCCCTGCCGTTGCGACCTTGTAGCCACTGCGCAACTTGGCGAATGAAAGCTCGGTGCCGGAGTTCGCCTTGATGGCTGGGCGCAGCGTGTCGTCGCTCAGCTCGAAGAACGTCTTCGCCATGCCGAACAGGTTCTGCGTGGCTCCGTCCAGGTGGGTGAGGATCATCGTGCGCTTGCCGAAGCCCATGCAGGTGCGCTTGTAGAAGCGAGCTGCGACGTAGGTGCTGATGCCCTGTTGGCGCCCCTTCAAGACAATCACGCGAACCCAGCCAAGCTCGGCGCGCTGCTCCTCGATACGCGCATGCAATACCCGCTGCGCGTCGTTCCACACGAACGGGAGGATTTCGCCTTCCTTCGTGCGGATCTTCAGATTGCGCGCGCAGTACAGCTCATCATCGGTGATGAGTTGGGTGAGCATGGCGTCAGCTGACATGGGTTAAACGATCATCCAGTCATCAGCCAGCATATCGGTCTGCGAAGCAAGCCACCCCGGCTGCATTTCGCCGGTAGCCGTCTTCATGTCGATATGCGGGTTGATGGTGAATGAGCCAGTCACGCCGGCTTTGTGGTATGCACTGCCTTCGCGAACTTCGGAAACGACGGATCCGGGATCTAGGACGAGCCACATCCCCTTGCCATTCCAGCCGCTGCGAGCAACACGCTTGCCCATCTTCAAAGCTTCAACGGCAAGACCAAAGCTCAGTCCAGTGACGGGCCGATACGCCTCTTCGAATATCGCCTTCGGGCTCCAACTGGTGTACCCATCGGAGTACTTAACAGCGTAACCGTCTGCACCATCCTTCTGCTGCACCCAAGCGGTGACTTGCTTGGTGCCAAGGTAATCTTGAGTCATGCCCTGCCCCTATCTCGATGATCGAAATGACAGGAGCAACGCTATGTGACTGGATTTCCTGTGCAACAGGCGTGAAAAAGCCCGCAGCGTCGCGGGCTCCGGCATCTACCAAGATCAGGACACAGTCAGTGTCTCGATCAGGGCGGCAACTTCTGCATCAACCTTCGCCCAGTAGGCGTCGGAAAATAGAAAGTACAGCTTCACATTTTGCGGCTCGGTCTCAACCATCCCGCTGATCCACTGCTCGCCGGCGCGATGCTTCTGAGCGATTTCCTCGATTTTGTCTACCAAGCCTTCATGCTGCCTTGTCAAGGATCTTTCGACGCCGTATGTGGTGTTTGTGGCTATGCGCTCTTTCTCGTCTTCCAGCATTTTCAGCAAAACAGCCTTGTCCGGCAGCGGCTGTTCGCTGGAGAAGTAAGTGTTTTCGTCTGTCTTAAGTCTGTACATGTCATGCCCCTGATGTGATTGTCGAATGACGTGATCAGGATCTGTGACTGAGGCAGAACGACAAGCACAAAAAAGCCCCGTCGACGCAGGGCTTTTTCTTTGGTTCGGGCTTCGTATTAGGCGGCGATTGATTCGCCGTCAGCCGGTTCAGGTTGGAGCCTGGCTGAGCTCATTACGAAGTGGTTGCCCTCGGCGCGCAGATTGGAAGCAACGCTGGTTGTGGTCGGTTCGCCACCGGATCGCCAATGCACCAAGGCGATGTCGAGTCGCGCGACAGAGGCACCGTGAAACTCACCGATGGACTTCAGGCTGGACAGCACATAACTGGGCTTGTCCATGGTGGATGCGAAGGCTGAGCCGAAACAAGCGCAGAGCGCGAGGCAGGCGAAGGACAGGAAGCGTTTGATCATCATGGTTGAGTCTCCGGGCATGCAGGGAATATCAAATGGAGAACTCAGGATTTGTGACTGGCAGGGCGATGCAAGCAATAAAAAGCCCGCTGGTTTAGGGCGGGCTGCCGGTTACCCTGATCCGGCGCCGCGCAGATGATCAGCCTGTTTGGCGGTGTTGTAGTCCAAGTCCGCCTCGCTAGCTGCGCGAGACACCCTAAGGTTAGCGCCTGTCTTTCCAGGCTGTCCGCCTAAAACATGCCAGCGCTGGCACCCATCCGCACCAGTCTCGCCTTCCGATCCCGCGCCACCCCATGGATTGAGGTGCGCGGGCTGCCGGTGTTCAATTGCCACCGAACTACCGGTTGGCAGTGTCCAGGCCTCCCGTATGGTCCGCCCTGGCTGCGGTCAAGAGTGTTGCGCGCCACGATTTGCGTTGATGACGTTTCGTGGCGCGGGCTCACATGTTTTCCATTCCCCGGAAAGCTTCCTGAACCCTGTCTCGCCACTCAGCTTTGGGAAACGGATAGGCATACAGGAAGCCTATCAGTTCGCCGGAACTGAAACCGCCTCTGCATCCGCCAGTTACCATCGCTTCCTGTTTGCCGTACAGGTGGCAATAGACCTCATAGGCACGCATGGTCACGACTGTTGGCGCCTTGGCATTGCCGCGCCGAGTTGTCTGGACTGGGTGAACTTGCACTGAATCATTCATGCCTTCCCCTCCATCAGCCGCGCAAGGCGGTCTTCGTAGGATTCTTCGCTGCCCGCCTCGTCCAGGTTGAAAGCCTGACGCTCGAGGGCGACTAGATTCTTCATCGCGGTGGACAGGTCACGCAGCACGGCAGCATTGCTCGGCAGCGAGATGGCCTTATTCATTCGGTACCGGCGCTGGCCGTTGTCGTCGTCCTTCGTCTCGATCTCGATGTCGTTTTCAATCGACTCGCGGTTGACGGCGGTGTCGATGAGCTGGCCCATCAGCAGGCTGACGATGTCCTGCCCTTGGCCGATGTCCTTGCGATGTCGCTTGATGACTGCCAGGTTGGTCTGGACTGCTACTGCAACGTCTTCCCGTGTAGGGGTGTTAACAGTGTTAACACCGTTAACTGAATCATCCTCCTTGCCTGTCTGAGCGATCAGTGCGGCACGGGTTCGCTCTCTTACTTCCTGTGTCGCATCTTTGACCCAGCTCTTCTCCTTCGCCTTCTTGCTGATCGCGGCCGCGGTGCAGTTGTGCTTGGTGGCCAATGCTCGCATGGAGAGCTGACCAACCCGGTACTCACTCTCTACAGCCTCCCAGTCGACCTTCTTGGCGCTCATGATCTTCCCTGCATGTCCATGTGCGACTCTACGAAGAACTTGAGGATTGCCAGGTCTTTGATCGCGCGCGCATCAGCCAAAGCGTTGTGCGGAATCTCAGACACAGCATCAAGATCACGTCGGATTTCCATCGTCAGCGGTGGCGTGTTGATTCGCATCCCTGGGCCAGTGATCAGCGACTGACAGAAGTGCTGAATGTCCTCCGGCCAAT